TAGCGCTCAAGTGTGGTACCGCGAAGCAGCGCATCGAGGTTGAACTTGATAAAGCCGTCAGGCTCAGGCAAAAGAGGTGAAAGTGCTTGCTCTAGGCGCTCCAAGAGTGGACGCAGTGAGTGCTGCACAAATGAAAGGTTTTGAGCTTCAACTGATGCAAAGCTCATGGCTCCAGCTACTGGGTGGCCAAGCAGTGAGATCGGAACACGGAAAAGACGTGCAATCTCTTCAACTCCGAAACGGCGCACTTCAAGAAGCTGAGCATCTGCGGCGTTGAGTGTTAGCGGCTTGAATGATGCGCCACCAGTCAAGACGCCGAGTTTGCCAGCGCGGTAAGGGCCTGTGTGTGAAAGGTTCCAGTTGCGAGCGATGTCTGTGATCTGCTCCTCGGTAAGCTCACCTGGAGACTCGATCACGCCACCTGGGTTTGCAGCGTTGCCAAAGTAGCTAGCTGCGTAAACCTCGGCTGCCATCGCAGAACCGAGTGTCACTCGAGCTGCACCGATTGGACCAAGACCTAGAAGCTGGCCTGGAAGCCTAAACATCGGAATATGCAACATTTCGCGCTTTGTGAGCGTCATGACCTTGATTGCTTGGTCGGTTGACTGCATGTTGTCATACAAGCTGTTTTCGGCGTTCATGCCGATTGTTACTTCATAAACGATTTCGGCGTTTGGGTTTGGACGGCGAATGCGAACGTTGAGCGGGTTGATGCAGTACAACTCAACTACGTCGCCCATCTCATCGCGAGTCGTCAAAATAAATGCGTTGCCATGCAAGTTTAAAGAGGAGACTACCTGCTCAAAGAACTCAAGCCTTGTGGTTTCAGGATTTGGGTTGTTGACCCAGCCTGGTTGCTCGCCATAAACGACGGCGTAAGGCAGACGATTGCGGCCGCGACGAACGTAGGCGCCAAGAGGCAAAGACGCGATGGTGTCGCCCAATAGGCGAACACAAGCATAAACGGTTGACATGCGGATTGCAGTGTCGGCATTGACATCAACGCCAGCTGGAGTTGAGTACGCAGGACGACCAGGCACAAGCGGCTCGACGAACTGGTTTTGCGCTCGCTGCTCGCTGGCTGCTTTTAGCCTTTTAGATAAGCTCATTTAGTGGCCTTTTCTTTGTCGTTTAGTTGGTACCAGCCGTCGTCCCAAAGGGTCAACAGCCTCTCAAAATAGTCTTGGTATTTCGGTGCTATCGCTTCGAGTGAGTATTTCTCGATTGCTTGCTTTCTGATCTTTGTGCGGTTCAAAGACTTGACGTCCTCTGCCGCCTTCATGAAGTCCGCGAGTGTGCGGCACCTGAAGCCTGTGACACCGTGAACGTTGGTCTCAGTGAAGGCGCCCCAGTCAGTTGTGATGGTTGGAGTGCCGCAAGTCTGAGCTTCGATCACGATATTCCCAAAAGGTTCGATATAGGTGGTCGGCGCAAACAACGCAATCGCGCCACCCATCAACTCTGCCCGCTTTTTAGGACCGACGTTGCCGATGAACTCGCCATAGCCGCCATTTGGTTGGCCAGGGCCTGCGATGATAAGCCTCTTACCGAGGCGCTTGCAGACTTCTTGCGCGATGTTGTAGCCTTTTCGCTCGATCAGTCTGCCAATAAAAAAGTAGTAGTCGCCGTCGCCTTTGCCAGCTGGAAACTGCTCGGGTTCTAGGTAGCCGTTGATGACTGCGTCAAAAAACTCGCCATCTACAGTCGTCGGGTTTTTGTAACCCGCGTAGATTGAGTGCATCCATGCATAGGACTCGAAAACGCGGTATTTTGCGAATGTGCCACCGTAGCCAATGCCGAACTCCACTGACATGTGATCAGGGAAAGCGGTTGCGATTGGTTGGTGTGCAGTGCCGCCAATCAAACAGATGAAGTCTTTTGGCTCAAGCCTCTTTGTCATTTCACGAATCACGTTGGCTGTAAAGACCTGCCAGTGTGGAAGTGTGGTGTCAAATGAAGCGCTTGTGTAATGACCGCCTGCGACTGCTGCTTGTCGTTGGTCTTCATAAATGCAAGTGACCAGCTCTGTCACTGGCGCTTCGTTTTGTTCGCCAGCGTAGAGAATGACTTCATGCCCAAGGCTTGTCATCATGACGCAAAAACGCCTCACTTTTTCAGTGAATGCGCAACTCGTAAAGTCTTTGGTTGTGTTTGTGTGTGGAAGCGATACGACGTGAAATCTCATTGGTCCCCCGACCTTGTTGTTAGAATGTTATTGTGCCACTGCCTGTGAACTTGTAGTACCTGTATCCACCTGATGTGACAGTTGAAGGTGAGCCAGTTGTGCTCACAGCTGCAGGGTAAGAGTCCGCATACCTAATCAAGCAGATGCCTGAACCACCAGCACCACCGTCAGCTGCAGGAGCCCCTGAACCGCCGCCGCCACCGCCGCCTGTGTTTGCTGTGCCAGCTACACCAGCCAGTCCACTGCCGCCGTTGCGTCCAGCGCCACCGCCGCCGATACCACCAGCGCCACCAGTGCCACCAGCATAAGTGCCAGCACCGCCGCCGCCTGCAAAATAGCCGCTGTCGCCTGAAGATGTAGCGCTTGCCCAAGTTGAGTAGGCATTTGTTCCAGCACCGCCAACACCACCCAAAGTCGAACCACCGCCGCCATCGCCACCAACAGCGCCAGCGCCGCCGCCACCACCACCAGGGTAATTCGGGCCACCATAAATGGAGAGACCACCGCGGAAGCCTTGGTTTTTGGTTGGACCGCCACCCGCTGTTTGTCCTGAACCTGCTCCACCGCCGCCTGAACCGCCAACCATGGGCCACGGCCAGTTGACATTTGGACCAGAGTTTGAGTCTGCGGATTTGCCGCCGCCGCCACCCTTGGCTGCTATGTTTAGATCTGCGAATCTTGAATCGTTTCCTCGACTTGGACCACCAGCAACGTTAGCAGAAGTCGTGTTGGCTGCTCCAGCACCGATTGTGATTGGGTATGCTAAACCGCTTGTGATTGAGTAAGCTTCTGTGTATAAAACGCCACCAGCTCCACCACCGCCGCCACGGTCGGTTCCACCTGCACCGCCACCACCGATGAGAAGAACCTCAATCGTCGGAGCGATGTTTGATGCTTGTGGGGCCAGTGTGTCACTAGATGAGAGGCTGCGAATCGCCATTTGACTCCTCGATCTCGATGTAGTCCCAAGAAGTGGTCTCTTCATTCCAAACAGTTATGCCATCAGTCGGGCGCGGAGTTGGCGCTTCCCACCTGCAAGTCTCTTCGTCTAGAATCCAAGAAGGGTATGGCTGTTGCTGAATAAAAGCGTCTCTCACTTCATCAAAGATGAAGCCAATGCCTGCGTAGTTCTTTCTGAAGCTGCCGTTGTAAGAAGTCTGCTTCCAAAGTGAATGTCCGTGCAGATCTGTAAGAAAGTCAACTCCTGCTTGTTCGGTTTCAACTCCGTCAACTGTGATGACTTCATTGTTGACAACATGAACCTCAAGAACTGTGTTGTTTTCGTCTAGTTTTGCAAAGTGTGCCATTTTACTCCTTTAGAAGGTAATTGAACCTGCGCCTGTGAACTTGTAGTACCTGTAGCCACCAGCTACATAAATGACGGGGCTGCCTGTCGTAGAAGCCGCAACATTGTAGTTAGAAGGGTATCTAACCAATAGCAAACCTGAAGCGCCCTCTGTTGAGAACGGGCCGCCAGAGTCTGTGCCGCCGCCGCCGCCGCTGCCAGTGTTGACTGTCGCTGCTGATGAGCCACCACTTCGGTTTGCACCTTTGCCACCGCCGCCAAGACCACCGTTTTGGTAGTTCATGTATGTGTATCCGCCGCCGCCACCGCCAGCTGCTATGTGGCCGCTAACTCCTGAAGCTGTAGCCATCAACCAAGTAGAAAAAGAATGAATGCCTTTGCCACCAACGCCTGGGGTGCCGTAGCCGAGTCCAGGCTCGCCTGCTCCACCACCGCCACCGCCACGTGATGGGCCGTCATCGCCCGTGCCGCCTTTATTGCCGAAACCAACAGTCACACCCGTTGAACTCTGTGTGCCCGCACCGCCAGCTCTAGTTGAAGCGTTGCCGCCTGTGTACCCAGCACCGCCGCCGCCTGAACCGCCAGCGACTCCGACTGTTGAAGAACCACCGTTGCCACCGCCAGCTGCTGTTGCAGATGCAAAAGAACTGCCAGTGCCAACACTGCCAGCACTGCCGCCACCGCCGATGCTAACGCTGTATGTTGTGCCGCGCACTGGAGCCCAAGTTGCGTTATACACAACGCCACCCGCGCCACCGCCGCCGCCCGAGACACTGCCACCGCCGCCGCCACCGCCAACTAGCAAAAACTCTGCAGATGGGGTTGGGCCAGCGATTGTGATATTGAAATCAACCGCGGAGCTTCTTAGTCTATTGACAGCCATTAGATTGTTATGCTCCCATCGCCTGTGAACTTGTAGTACCTGAAGCCACCTGAAGTGGTCGTTGAAGGAGATCCCGTTGTGCTAGTCGCAGCTGGAATCGAGTCTGGGTATCTAATCAAAACAATGCCTGAGCCGCCCGCTGCGCCGCCACCGCCGCCACCGCCAGTGTTTGCAGTTGCCGCAGTACCAACAGAAAAACCGCCGTTGCCGCCGCCGCCAAGACCGCCAGAACCAGCTGTGGTGTTAGAACTGCCACCGCCACCGCCTGCGAAATAGCCGCTGTCACCTGATGAGGTTGCGGTTGCCCAATCTGTGAATCTTTTTGTGCCGACCCCACCTTGACCGCCTTGGGCGTCAGAACTTGCTGGTTGGCCTTCGCCACCTGCTCCACCGCCACCGCCGCCAGCCTGTGGGGTGGTTTGCCACCACCCACTGCCCCAACCGCCGTAGAAACCTTGGCCTTGAATGCCAGCGCCGCCAATACCAAAACCGACATTAGATTGGTAAGAAGCGGCTTGACCGCCACCGCCCGAGCCGCCGTCTTTGCCGCTGACTTGGGTAGCGTCGTTATCGCCACCACCGCCGCCACCGCCGCCGCCTGTTGCAGTAACAGAGCCTGCCACGGAGTTGCCGCCGTTGCCGCCTTGTTTGCTGCCAGTAACAACAGCACCAGCAGCACCAACTGTGATTGTGACAGCCGTGCCACGTGGCAGATTTAAAGTTGAAGTGTAAAGAACGCCACCAGCGCCGCCACCAGCTGCATAAAAACCAGCTGAAGCTGAAGTGCCACCTGCGCCACCACCAGCAACGACAACGGCCTCGGCTACAACTCCATTAATGGAGACTTGGTCCCAAAGCTTGACCTTGCTTGATTTGAGGCTTCTTACAGACATGTGGCTACTCCCAAAAGTGGATTACGCGGTTATTTCAGTTCCGTACGCATTGAATGACATTGTAGCGCTTGAAGCGTACACTGTGACCACGTCTGTGGTTGCGAGTGTGATGCCAAGAGTTAGAGCTGTTGTGTCGTTTGCTGCGATTGGCACATCATAAGCGATGTAGTGTAAAGCAGCAAGAGAAGCACCAGCTGGTCGCACTGCGACTCGATATGAGCCTGCAGAGGCAGCCTGATTGCAGATCGTGATTGTTGAGATCACGGTTGAAGTTGAAGAAGGTGCAGTGTACAGCGTTGTTGCTGTAGTTGCGCTCGGATTAACCTGAGCTAGGACTTTGTATGTGTTTGGCATTTTTTCTCCTTACATTCCACCAAGTAGGAATGTGGTTGGTATTGGGTCGGTGGTTACTGATGCCCATGACGTATTGGTTCCGTCAGTGGTTAGATACTTTCCAGCGTTGCCTGTCTGTGAAGCAACACCAGGGCCTGTTGGACCTGTTGCACCAGATGGACCTGTTGCACCCTCAGGGCCTGTTGGGCCTGTTGGACCTGCTGGACCTGTAGCACCCGCTGGGCCTGTTGGACCAATATCACCTTGTGGGCCAGTTGCGCCGACTGGGCCTGTGGCACCTGTCGCACCAGCTGGGCCTGTTGCACCGACTGGGCCTGTTGCACCGACTGGGCCTGTTGCTCCAGTTGGGCCAGTAGCACCAGCAGCGTAAGCGTAAGCAAGTGAGTTCCAGGCGGTTGTGCCATCGCCCATCTTGAACTTCGAAGTGTCAGTTTCGAGACCTAGTTCGCCAGCAGCAAGGGTCGGGTTGTTAGATGTCCAGTTTGCTGCCGTGTCTCGGCGGTTTTGGAGTCTTGCTGTCATAGTGGCTTCTTTCTCTCTTTGTTAGAAGGTTGTGATTGACGCCCCAGCGTCGATGGTGTATGTCCAACTGCTTGCGTTAGACAACCCCGAGTTGTAAACGATGTCGCCTCGAATGTGGGAAGCGCCGCCGTCGATGTAGTCAACAACTGGGTTGTCGCCACCTTGTGGACCTGTTGGACCTGTTGGACCAGTTGAACCGCTTGGGCCTGTAGCTCCCGTCGCTCCAGCTGGGCCTGTTGCTCCCGCTGGACCAGTTGCTCCAGTGTCGCCTTGGATTCCTTGTGGACCAGTCGCACCTGTTGCACCCGCAGGACCTGTCGCACCAGCTGGGCCTGTTGGGCCAGTAGCGCCGACATCACCTTGAATGCCTTGTGGACCAGTTGCGCCTGTGGCACCTTCAGGGCCTGTGGCTCCTGCTGGACCTGTTGCACCGACTGGGCCAGTTGGGCCTGTTGGGCCTGTCTCGCCTTGAATGCCCTGAACGCCCTGGATTCCTTGAATACCTTGTGGGCCTGTCGCGCCTGTTGCACCGACTGGACCAGTTGCACCTGTTGGACCGATCTCGCCTTGTGGGCCAGTAGCTCCAGTTGCGCCCGCGGGGCCTGTCGCTCCTGTTGGACCGATCTCACCTTGTGGGCCAGTTGCACCTGTTGGGCCTGTAGCACCCGCTGGGCCTGTTGGACCTGTGGCGCCTGTTGCTCCTGTGGCGCCTGTTGGACCTGTTGGACCGACTGGACCCTCGGGAGCTTGTAGAGTCGTGACAACGTATGAGAAATGCGTTGTGCCTTGGGTAACAAAAGAAAGATTGTGTGCACTTGCATCAACGTTTGTGCCGTAGACCTCGACTATCATGCGCTGGCCGAGCGTCACTGCAGTTGTAGGCACTGTTATATCAGTGTTTGCAACAACAGGACTTGAAACGCTGTAGCCGATCAGTGTAGAGTCTGAGTCGCCGATAGTGCTGATGACAGTTCCTGAGTTACTTGCCAGCTTCAAACGAACAAAGACTTCAAGCCCGTCGTTGCTTGCAGGCTTCTGCATGAACAAACTAAAACGCTGCGTGCCGCCAGGAATGATAGTGAAATCGAAAGGCTCTGAAATATAAGAGTCGATCAAAGAGGTCGTGTTGCCTGCGATGTTGACAGTGGTGGAGCTTTCTGCAGCAGAAACTGGGTCAGTGCTGAGCTGCTTGAAACCCGTCAACTCCGTGACAGAAGCGTTGAAATAGTAGTAGCGGCCAGTGACGTAACCCTGTGGACCAGTCGCGCCAGTGGCGCCTGTTGGACCTTGTGGGCCTGTAGCACCTGATGGACCTGTCGCACCCGCTGGGCCTGTGGCTCCAGTTGGGCCAGGCACTGTTGAAGCTGCGCCAGTTGGGCCTGTTGGGCCTGTTGCTCCAGCTGGACCTGTTGGGCCAGTAGGACCAGGAACAGTTGAGTCTGCACCAGTAGCACCCGTTGGGCCTGTAGCGCCAGTTGGGCCTATCGGACCAGTCGCACCAGTTTCGCCTTGAATGCCTTGAACACCCTGAATGCCTTGTGGGCCCGTTGCTCCTGTGACGCCTGTTGGACCTGTTGCGCCTGTTTCGCCTTGGATACCCTGTGGACCAGTAGCGCCAACTGGACCAGTTGGTCCTGTCGCGCCCGTGTCACCTTGAATGCCTTGTGGACCTGTGGCTCCTGTTGCACCTGTTGGGCCAGTGGCTCCAACTGGGCCTGTTGCGCCTGTTGCGCCGACTGGACCTGTGGCTCCAGTTGGGCCAGTAGCGCCTGTGACTCCTGTGGGGCCTGTCGCACCTGTTGCGCCTGTTGCACCGACTGGGCCTGTAGCACCTGCAGGGCCCGTGGCACCTGTGGGACCAGTTGGTCCTTGTGAACCTTGTGGGCCTGGGGCTGTGACTTCAACGGTGTTGTTGGTTTCATTGATGGTGACTTTATTGGCTGCCATTATCGTGTCACCTGCTCTGCTACGGTCAACTGGCCTTGGATTAGGCGAGAGATATTGGAACCCGATGTCAATTCTAAGTCATAAACGTAAAAGCCTGGGTCAAGAAGTCCTGTTTGCACTGCCGTTGCGGTGATCGTGATGGTGCCAGTGGCGCCAACGATTGTGATGCCGCCGTTTGCAGTAGTCAAAGTCAGATCTGCAACTTCAGAGTTGTAGTTTTGGCGAAGCTGCATGGCAGCTGTGTAGCCAGTCAAGTTGACAGGGGCGTTATTTGAGTCGGTATACACCAACACAACAGACCACACTGAGCCTTGGTCGATAGTGGTGTTGTAAATGCCAGCGGTCATTAATCAGCCTTTTCTGTAGCCCAAACGAGGAAGGAACCGAGAGCGATTAATGCAATCGGTGGAGAGAACAACGCAAGTCCGACAGTCACTAACGCAACGCCAGTGATCTCGACCAAAACGCTAAAGTCAAAACGCTTCATGTTTCTCCTAGACTTGAATGGTGTGGTAGGTAACTTTCGGTGCCACTGGCTCAGGGTTGACAAGAGCTTCAGTGCGGCCTAGGTAGGCGAGAACTGCGGCGATTAAACCGTCGATCTTGTGGCTCTGAGATGGTTTCATGACTTGGCCGTACCGTGTTGGTACCGCGTTCGTCACGTGTCTTGTCAGCTCGGCTGCGCCGTTGTGCTTCAAGCGTCCTTCGAGTATGTCCTCGAGGAACCTGTCAAGCCCTTGTGCCATCAGCTTTCGCTGGCTAGAAGGATAAACCGCGACTACTTTGTCAGCAAAAGTCGAGTTCCAAGCGTCCAAATAAGACTGCCAACCTGAAGGGTCAGCCCAGATCTTGTGGACTTTGTACTTTGCGAATGCCATTCGAACAGCTTCATCGACTTCAACTCGAGGGACTTCCCAACCGTAGCCCGCAGGGCCAGGTGGTCTTTCCCAACACTCGAGTTGGAAGATCTTGCCGTCCTCGATTCTGCAAGCAACGAGCACTGTGGCGTCGTCTTTGCGAGAACCGTCGTATCCGAGGACGACCTCGGTGCCTTCTGCCAGTTCCTCAGGCTCTGCCGCTGCATTCCATGCTGTGATGCTCATGTAGCGATCGGTGTCTGTGGACGGCTGATTCAAAAAGTAACGTCTTGCGTCCGATGCTTTTGTCATCGGGTCTTGTATTTCGGCCATTAGACGTGCAACGTCTAGCCATTTGAAAGCTGGCCCATACACGACAGCAAGTGCTTTTTTTAGCTGCTCACTGTCCTGCAGGTCGGGCACCTCGGGCGCTTGCTTGTGGTCGAATAGCAGGCCTGGATTTTTAGTGCGGCCTTCTTGTATCGAAATCCATAAGCGGTGCGTTTGTTCGGCGATTGATTCCTCGCCTACCGAGTACATTGTCGAAGTCTCCAGCATCCAAGGGTCTGCAGCTTTTCGCTTGGCGAGGTTACGCCTTACAGTTTCGTGCATTCGCTTGAGTTCGGGGCTCGAATAGAGGTGTGTTTCGTCAGCAACAGCAAAAGACTCTTTTCCACCGTCTTTTG